TTTTTTTTTGGCCGTGGGACTCATTCCACCTATTAAAAAGCGAGTCAATCTGCCGCCACTAAAACGCAAATTCTAAATAATCCTCATCTAACTTACCTCCATATCGACACTTATCAGCATCATAAACATGCCAACTTTGAAGTTTCTTAAGAGAAGGAACAGACTTCAAAATATCAGTATCTGTCATATGAACACGCCTCATATATTTCATAACTTTCAAACGCCTCTCTGGATCTTCTAAGGCTATCTTCAAAGCATCTTGAGGATTAATAAGCGCATAATAATTTTTTATAATATCAAAAAACCGATATACGTAATGATAAGCTACAACATTGGTACCCATAGTATCATACATTTGTCCTATACACGATAAAAAATAATCAATCATGTCAGCATTCTGCTCTTTTAAAAACAAATTAACCATTGTCTCATTAATCTCTTTAAATGGCAATACTGGAGCACTCCCTTCTATAAAACTTTCTATAAAACGTCTTTTCAAAAACACTACTCCAAGATAAGTATAAGTTCCCGTAACCAAATTAACAGTTGATAAAAACTTATCATATTCTTTAGCACCTCGTAACGTCATATGACACACTCGAGCCAAGAAATCTACCCATCCTTTAGCATTCATATAGGGTCGCAAAACTTTTAAACTCGCCCATACATGATCATCTCCATAAACTACTATAGCAATAATACCTGTAACTAAACAATGCATAATAATATCCGACAAATGGGGATTACGATCAATAACATCCATGCAATATAAATAAAACATCAAAGCCATAATCCAACTATCCCCATGAGAAGTATCCTTACCTCCAGAATGCATAACACCTCTCATAAATTGCCAGAAACCTCCCAAATGTAAGACTATCTTATGACTAATCTTATACATTAACGTCTTCACAAAATATTCTATTTTTTTTTTTTGCTTCATCATCATATTCTTGCCAAGCATAATATCGGGAACCACATGCAATATATAACATTAACATCCAATCTTGTATATTCTTATCCAACTGAGACACATCTCCATCTACCCAAAAATAATTTTCATCATCATAATGTAGATATTTAGCCAACTGCCAAGCACCTCCCCAGTTAAACCCCATACCTATACGAATCATATTGCCAGTTTCTATCTTTCTTCTATCTCTCATCAAGAAATCTGAGAATATAATCATATTTAATGAAGGACAAAAAAACTCACGCAATTTCTCCATGAGCTTCTTCAAATCCTCTTCTGAAAACGCAGTAGCCTTACGCCATTCTTGCTTCTCTCGCATAATTTCTAGATCTAACAACTTAGCATTCTCACCCTTCAATACTGCAATAACAAACTTATGAACAGCTCGAATGGAAGACTCTATTAAAAAAACCTTCTTCCCAGTATCATGCACTACATATTCCACATCATTAATAGTAAACTTACCTGATTTACCTATAGTAAGTCCACCTCCGGTACTAAGATTAACCCATTTTAAAACTTCTCTAGGATCCCAAAGTACACGGACTGTACCAACAAAACTGTCAGTTTTTAAACTCGAGTGCATAGCCTGTAACGCTCCGGGTAACAATTTCCTTATTCTCATAAATGACTCCCCTCTACGCGCTGTATTATGGCTAAATCCTTCCAACATCCTCATCTGCTTAACACATGTCATGTTATTAGTAGAAAAGAAAACTCGTGGAAGTGCATTGCCAACTGGATTTCCTTTGAAATCCATGGCTGCAGTATAAGCTTCATAAACTATTTTCTCCCAATTTAAAACCTCTATACATCGATGAGCCAACGTACCCGGAGTATAGCAAAGAGTTTGTGCTGCTTGAGCAATATACTCTTGGCTTAACTGCGAGACTATCTTACGAATAAATGTTGCTGGATATATATTAGTTTCAACTATTGGATTACCTTGCTTTATAACTGGTCTTATACTTATAGCACTCTTTGATGTGAAATATCTACGATAAAAATTTAAATAGGCCTCAAAATGGTGATTACGACGAGCTACCACCTTATGGTCCTTCATAACATACTTACTTACACATTCTGCATAGATACTTGCTAATAATAGATCTTTAGAATCAAAATGTTTCCTGCACCTTCTAAAAGGTCCTACACCGGGTACCGTGCTCTCATATTCATACATACACATACTTCCATTATGGAACTCACACTCTCTCTGATGTATACTCATTCTAAATAATTTTCCGTTTTTTACCCTACAAAATAGATAATTTGTTACGTCTGAACGTGGAGCTCTAATTT